CTACTGGCGGGGCCAAACCTTCGGCGCAGGTTGGCTAAGCAGCTCTTTGGCCTTAGCGATCAATTCGGCCGACCGCAATATCATTTCCTGCTCGCGCAGGTTCTTGGCGCGCATCCGCTCCAATCGTATCTCGATTTGCTCGGCAAGCCATTCCAAGTCGCCAGTTACCATGGCAGCGCCTCCGGCCAAACCGGAGGCTTAACTCATGTTAAGTTCTTTTGTTCCGAGATTGCCCGTCCTGACGTCGCGCCTCAATTTCGATCCGCAAAGAAGCATTCTCTAAAAGATTGCGGTGCAACTCATTTGCGGCGTGGTCGTGCTCAGCCTGAAGTGTCAGCCGCTGTTTGCGCACCTTGCGGCTTTCCTCTAGCGCCAGTTGAGCGCGGGCAAGTAATAGGTCGGTCATACCCCAGAGAATGCAGCATTCCGGGAAGGGTTGCCTTCACGCAGGTTAACTACCGCCCCGGCTAATGCATGCTGCGGCGACCTTTGCGCTCCACCTCGCCCATCGCCAGCTCCACCAGCTCCGGCCACTCCAGATCACGGTCCAGAGCACGCGCGAAGCCGGTCGCATCGCCATAGTGGGCGCAGCCATCGGCGATCTCCTCCGCCAGCGTCGCTAGGGTCCAGTTGACCGCGCGCGGATTGAGCCGCGCCATCTTGGCCGTCAGGCTCGCCAGAACCGGCACAGGAATGGCCTTCGCGGTTTGGGCCAGCTCGGCGAGGTGCGGCGCGCCGGGCGCATCGGCGAGCTTGCCTGCGAAGTGCAGGAAGTATTGTTCGAAAAGGTTCGTGGGCATCACATACATTCGATTGGCTCCTCTGCTACGACGTGACGACGCACGCGCCGCCCCAGATTGATTTTCATTCCGACACCCCCGCTCTGCTCCAGTCATTCCGACCGCCCCTCTGCTCTCCACTTCCAGTTAATCCCTAAAGGGATTTAACTGGAGCGGAGCAGATCAGTTGTTCCAGTTGCTCTAGTTCTGCTCCGGCCAACTGGAGCAACTGGAGCGGTCAGCATCCCTTAATCGTCGGCCACCTCAACGAACTTCTTCATCTGCCTGTTCTCGGCCTGCTTCTCGACCTCGATCAAAGCGCCCGTTTCACGCCAGGTCTTGATCAACGCAAGGACCTTGGCGCGGTCTTGCTTGTCGGCAAGGCTGAGGCCCAATGTTTTGGCAATGGCGATGCCGACCCAGCTATTCGCCCGCTGGTCGGCGCGCCATTGGCCCGCCTTGATCGCTTGAGCACACCGCTCGAAGTCCGATCCGGTGACCCCGGCCAGCAAGTCGGGCCACTCCCAGCGGGTCGCAACGCCGATCTCGTCGCCCTTCAGATCACCGAAGGGGTTGCCGCTGAGACGGGTCAGCAGGTTATTGTCGAGATCGACCGAAACCAGCTTGAACCAGTCCCGCTTGTCGGCTGGCTTCGTCAGGTTGGCCTTATCGGCATAGGCTGAGAAATAGGACCGATGCTGATCGACGCCTGCTTTCTTGGCTTCAGCTTCGGTCATGCGATTGAGCACACGAACGGAGCGACAGCCATCGGTCATCGCGACGCCGCCGCGCGCGCTTTGCACCGTGACCTCCTGTTCGCCCTTACGAACGTGGTGGACGAGCTCGACCGCGCAATTACCCTGATCGGCGACTTTGCCCCACTCCTTCACCACCATATCGATGGCGTTGTTGTCGTTCTCAGGAACCTTATGCGACGAAATAAACGGATCGACGATCACAACGTCGATGCCGCGCGCCTTAATCTCCGCGATCAGGGCGTCAACGACAGGCGCGCAGATCACAGTGTCGCGGCCTTCTGTCTTGGCGATGACAAGGGGACGTTCACGGCCATGGTCGATAAACAGCCGGTCGCCGATGTCGTTTTCCGTGAGCTTGAAGTATTTGGCGGTGGCTTGAATGCGACGTGTCGTCTCCACGGCTGGGTCTTCAAGATTGAAATACCAGACGCGCAACTGTTCGGAAGTGATGCCGAGCAACGCCTGCCCTGAGACCGTCGAGAGCATTTCGGCAATGATGAGCGACGATTTACCGAGACCGCCCGGCGCAATCGTGGCGCTGACATATTCACGGATGAGATGCTTGCCGTAAAGAAACTCTCGCATCGGAATTTGCTCTGGCGGCGTCCAGCGATACGGAGTTGCGCGCATCTGGCCGCGCAACATATGCTCCGAAATCTGAAGCGTCGTGCGGGCATTGGAAATCATTTTGCGGATATCGGCCGGGGTGTGACGGCGAAACGATGCGCAAAATGCCTGGATGTCATGGTCGGTTTCGTTATCCTTGATCAGCTCCTCGATGACCTGAGCCATGTTGTTGGATTGCACGATTAACGATGTTCGGCGCTTGAGCTGCGCCAAGAACGTCTTTTCGGCGTCTGCGATCTCGTTCATGCGCGCACCTCGCGCAGCAGGCGATCAACATCGCGACGGTTCACGCCGATGTAAGCGCTGACCGGCGCGAAGCCTTCGTTAGCCGGACCGTCCTCGCCGAACACGGGAATGATGTTGATGCCCATCTCCGACGCCGCGACCAGCACCGCGCCGCGCGAGATGTAGCCACGGCGGCTCAAGCGCTCGACATCATGCTTGAGCCAACCGATAGTCAGATACTCATCGGGCTGCACAGCGCGCGTCGGGCGACACCGAGCAAACACGGATTTGACGAGCTCGACTTGGCTGCGTTGGACGTCGTCCGGGATCGGATCGCCGAAATCCTCAGTCGAAAACCCGGCCGAACAGGCCCAATAGTCACCGATCTTCACCGGTCCGGTGGTGGACAGATCCGGAGCATAGCTGTAAGTTGTTGTTTCCATAAGTGATTTGGCTCCTCTAGGCCGCTTTCGGTCCGACAACCGGCGGCGAGCTTTTCTGCGTAAAAGCGTTCTTAATGTACTTGCATTATATCAGTTAATGCAAGTACATTAAGTCGCATGCACCTCGAAGCCCCGCAGTTCCCCATTCCTGAGGTCGCCGACGCAGTCGGTTGCCCGCGCCCGACGCTCGACGCGTGGCGCAATCGCCTCAACCTGTTCGCGGACACCGTGACGCGCACCAAGGTGGAGAAGCGCCTCTCCTTGACCGACGCTTGCGTGGCGCGCGCGGTCAAGCTGCTCACCGATGCTGGTATCAGCGCCAAAGGCGCAATCATGGCCGCCGATGACGATTTCGTGCGCTTGCAAATCTTCGCGCTCCTGAGCGGGGAAACCGTCAGCAGCGTGCTTGGTTTTCGTTGGGATGCGAAGGACGGCAATGAGAAGCCGGACCTCTACTTCCTCGATCAAAATGGCTTCCTCGACGTGTTGAGCAAAGCGGGCGGCGTCATGATCGTGATCGATCTGGCGGCCGTCGTTGCTCACGTGTGCAACGCCCTCAACATCCCCATTGATCGCAAATGACCAGCATCATCACCCGCACCCGCAACGCCTTCCGCGCCTTCACCCGCGCATTCTCCGGCTATGACATCGCAGGCGGCTCTGCTCGCTGGCCCGCAGCCTATGCGCTGCATTCGCCCGTCACCCAGCAGCTCGCCGCCGGTCGTCTCGCGTCGCGCAAGATCGCGCATCAGGCCGAGAACAATGCGCTCGTCAGCAGCATCATCTTGCACGGCGTGAACGCGATTGTCGGCGACGGCCCGACCGTTCGCGCGATGCATCCCAATCCCGAGACCGCCGCGCAACTGCTGCACGCCTGGAACAGCTTTTTCCAAGATTGCAGCGTCGAAGGCGGCATGTCGCTCGGCGGCTATCTGTCTCGCGCCGCTCGCGGCTTCTATGTCGATGGCGAGAGCTTCACTCAGCTTGTCACCGATCCAGCCACCATGCGCTTGAAGTTGCGCCTGTTGACGGCCGATCAGGTGGATCATTCCAAGACTGTTCCGTCGCTCGGACTGACCGGCGATATGCCCATGATCGTGGCCGGTGTTGAATTCGACGGCACCGGCCGCCGCGTTGCCTTCTGGGTTCTCCCGACGCCGCCGGACGCGCCGTGGGCCAGCGTCGAGCCTCCGGCCCGCATCTCTGCTCTCGACATCTGCCATGTGTTCGAACCGCGCTTTCCGGGCGCGCCGCGCGGTATGTCGCCGCTGACCGCCATTGCGCCGCTTGCCCTTGAACTCGATAACTGCATCGACGCGGCTGTCGTGAAGCTGCGCACCACTTGCCTTGTCGGCATGGTCGTTCGCGACCCTGAGGGCAATTTTCCTTTCGACCCGACGACCGATCCGGCATCGCTGTACCTCGAACCCGGCGCAACCCTGCGCTTGCCTCCCGGCGCTGATGTCAGCTTCCCGCCGACCTCTGAGATGAATACGGTCGCGGAAGTCTTGTCGCATATCGAGCGCTTGGTCTGCGCGGGCGCTGGCGTGCCCGCCTTCATGGCAACGGGCGACTTCGGCGCGATTAACTTTTCCGCTGGCAAGCTCGGCTTGGCGACCTTTCAGCGTCGCATCAAGGCGCTTCAGCAGAACCACATCGTCGCGCAGCTCTTGAACCCGATCTGGGATCGGCTGGTGCTGCTCGAAGTGCTGAGCGGACGCATGCGCGCGCCCGACTATGAGAGCAATCCTGAGCGCTACGGCGCGTCCTTCCTGTTCCCGGGCTGGCCCGCCATCGACGAATTGAAGAAAGCGAAAGCCGACACGCTCGCGGTCGCCGCCAAGCTGCGCTCGCGTCAAGAAATCATCAGCGAAGGCGGGCGCGATCCCGCCGACGTTGATGCCGAAATCGAGAACGACCCCTTTGCCGCCGATGATTTGTCGGCAAGCGCTGGCTCGATTGCCAGCCAGAACGAAACGGAGAATGAGAATGCGTAATTCAACTGCCCTCTTGCTGCGCGAAAGCGCAGTTGACCTGACCCGCCGCGACGCGATCCCGCGTCCGCGCACGTTCGACGGCGAGGCGATGACCGTCGAAGCCGTCATCGCATCGACCACGCCGGTTCGGCGTCGTGATGCGCGTGGCGACTTTCTCGAAATCCTCGATCCTTCGGGGCTCGACCTCGCCGTCACTCGTGGCGCGTCCGTTCTCGACAGCCACCAGCAGGGCGGCATCGACAATGTGATTGGCGTGATTGATGACGTGCGCGTTGAAGGCAACGAAGTCATTGCTCGTATCCGCTTCTCGTCGCGTCCCGAGATCGCGCCGGTCGTGACTGACATCCGCAACGGCATCATCCGCAATGTGTCAGTCGGCTATGAAGTCGGCGAGTGGAAGGCGGGTAAAGATGCCAGCGGCGCGCGTACCATGACTGCTGTTCGCTGGTCGGTGCGTGAGGCCAGCTTTGTCGCCGTGCCCGCCGATCCCACGGCGCGCACCCGCGCCGCCAACGATGACCGTGCCATCCGTGAACTCGGCCGTCGTGCCGGTGTCGCGACGGATCGCGTCAACACCCTGGTCGAATGTGGCGCGAGCATCGATGATGCGCGCCGCGCTTTTCTCAATGACATGCTCGACCGTTCCGTGACGGTTCGTAGCGCAGGAACCACGAACATGCACAACGCTGCCACTCTCGACAATCCCGACGTTTTCCAGCGCGCCGCTGCTGAAGCCATGTATATGCGTATCGTGCCGAGCTTCACGCCGTCGCCGCAGGCTCGTCAGTATATCGGCATGAGCTGTGCCGACATCGCCCGCGAATGTTTGCATCGTTCTGGCATCTCGACGCTCGGCATGACTGCGCCGAGCCTGATCACCCGCGCTTTGCAGACCACCAGCGACTATCCGGCGCTGCTCGCGAACTTGATGAACAAGTCGCTGCGCGAAGCCTACCAGATCGCGCCGAGCGGTGTCCGCCGCATCGCCCGCCAGACTGAGGCCAACGACTTCCGCGCCAAGAGCCGCATTCAGATCGATCATTCCGGCTTCACGCTCGACCTGATCAACGAGAGCGCCGAGTATCCCTATGGTGCCTTCATTGACAGCGCTGAGAGCTATAGCGTCGCGACCTACGGCAAGATTTTCGCCATCACGCGCAAAGCGCTGGTCAACGACGACCTTGGCGGTCTTGGCGACGTGACGCAGCGGCTTGGCCTCGCTGCGGCTGAATTCGAACGCCAGAAGCTCGTTGACCTGATCGTGCAGAATGCGGGTCTCGGCCCGACCATGTCCGACAGCCTGACGCTCTTCCACGCGAGCCACGGCAATGTCGGCACGGGCGGCGTTCCGAGCGAGACGAGCTTGTCAGAAGCGCGCCTGTTGATGCGCAACCAGACCGGCCCCGGCGGCGGCGGCATCAGCGTCGTGCCGCGCTACCTGATTGTGCCGAGCGCGTTGGAGACCAACGCCGAGAAGCTGATCACGTCGGTTCAGGCGACGCAGACCGCCAACGTCAATCCGTTCGCGTTCCTCGATCTGATCGTCGAGCCGCGCTTGACCGATACCCATCGCTGGTACTTGTCGGCCGATCCGGCACTGCTGCCCTGCATTGAGTTCGCCTATCTGGCGGGCGCGCCGGGTCCGCAGACCGAGAGCCGCGCGGGCTTCGAGGTCGATGGCGTTCAGACCAAGGTGCGTCTGGACTACGGCTGTGGTGCCGTGGAGTGGCGCGGCCTCGTGACGAACGCGGGTCAGTAAGCGATGGCTGATCTCGCGACGTTGCAGGCGCAGCTCGACGCATTGAAGCGGGCGTACCGCTCTGGTGTCCGGACTGTCGAATATGACGGTCGCTCGACTTCTTACGTCAGCGGCGAGGAGATGCGCGCGGCTATCGCGTCACTTCAGAGCGAGATCGCGCAGATCATGGGCACCACGACGCCGACAGTCGCCGTCGTGCGCTCGACGAAAGGTTATTGAGCTTCGGCACAGGACGAAATGCGGGCGACGCGGCCAGCCCAACAACGGAAAGCCAACCTCCCCGCTGTGCCGGGTGTCCTTTGGGGGGTCAAGGTCGGCAAGGCCGCAGATATCGAAGGCTATTAACTGGACGCACATGAAAGGATCGTCCTTGCCCATCGGCTACATCCTCGGCGTGCTCAGCCGCGAGCAAGCCGCCGAGTATGTCTGCGTCAGTCCAAGCCTGTTCGATGAAATGGTAGCCATGGGGCGCATGCCCAAGGCTGTCATCTTGTCGGAGCGGCGCTTCGGCTGGATACAGCGCGAGCTTGACATAGCCATTGCGGCACTTCCGCGAAAGGATCACATTGAAGCTGTCGCGCCTATCGCATTGAGCGACAAGGACCGGCAGGCATTGGAGCGATTTGATGCAGCCCGTAAATCCGCCAAGGCGCAAAAACCTGTTGCCCAACATTGACGCCGTTGTTGACCGGCGCAATGGGCAGGAAACCGTCCGGTACTACTACCGGATCGGCAAAGGCCCCCGCACGCCACTGAGCGGCGTGCCGTACACTGACGAATTCATGTTATCGTATAAGGCGGCGGCGGAAGGTCGCACGGGCATCGCCATGCCCTCGCTGGCGCGTCGCTCCACGGAAGTGCGCACCATCTCGACGCTGATCGCGCAGTACAAGGCGAACAACGCGCAGTTTAAAGCCAATCGAGATGGGACAACCAAGAAGGGCTACACTTCGCGGCTCAACGCTATTGATCGCGACTACGGCGATTGTCCGCTGATCGGCTTTACGCGTGAGCGCATCATCGATTTTCTTGACGACTTCGATGACCGCCCTGGTTCAGGTCTCGACACCCACAAGAAGTTCAAAATTCTCATCAAGCACGCCATCGACATCAAGTGGATGACGGGCGACCCGATGGTCGGGCTGAAACGGCCCAAAGGCGGCTCGATCCGGTCATGGACCGAGGACGAAGTTGAGCAGTTCAAAGAGCGGTGGCCGCTCGGCACGCGCCAGCGTCTTGCGTTTTGCCTGACCGAGTATCTGGGGCAGCGGCGCAGCGACACCCATCGCATGGCTTGGAGCGACATCAACCCCCGTACCGGACGCATCAAGGTGGTGCAGCAGAAGACTGAGGCTAAGCTGGAAATTCCGATCCACGAGGACCTGCTGTATGTGCTCGACGACGCGCACGCGCGGCGAGGCACGGTGGTGGGGCTGAATGATCCAATCATCAAAACCGAAGCCGGGATCGGCTTCACAGTGGCAGGGTTCTCGGATTGGCTTCGTGACGCGATCACCGCAGCGGGCCTGCCGCTTGACTGCAAGCCGCACGGACTTCGTCACTTGGCAGGCGTGCGCATGGCGGAAGCCGGATGCACCGACGAGGAAATGATGGCGGTGCTCGGGCATCGCTCGGCCACGAGCTTGCGCATCTACACGCAAGGAGCCAAGCAGCGGCAACTTGCCGAGAACGCGATCACCAAGCTCGAACAGAACCGGCACAAGCCTTCCCCAACACGCGGCTTCAAATTTGGGGAGCTGCCGAAAAGGGACGTGAAAACAGGGGGCTAGAAAAAGGCTGGCGCTCCCTAGGGGAATCGAACCCCTGTTTCAGCCTTGAGAGGGCCGCGTCCTAACCGCTAGACGAAGGGAGCGTGAGGGGTACCGAATAGCCTCGAAATTTGTCCGCCGCAAGGACCCAAGGAGCCGTTTTACGGCTCATTGGCAAATTTCAGCTTTCCCGCCGGCTTGAGCGTCTGGGCATCGAAGGTGCGGATCTCGGTGACCCCACCGATATCGAGCGTGACGACGAGACGGTCGCCGGCGAGGCCGGTGGAGACGATTTTGGCGCCTTTCGGCAGGGTAGCGATGACGTCGCCCACGGACCCGGCCGCCCTTCCCTCCGACTTGAAAAGGCGGTAGCCCACCGCGATCAGGACGGCGCAGACGGCCAGCGCCGTGGTCAACCCCGCGATCAGCATCATCCGCCGCACCCGCGCGAACAGCGCGGCCTGCTCGGGGGTCGGTTCGGGAACAGCGGTATCAGACGTCGTCAT